TTAATCTTGTTGCACCAGCCTTTAAGGGAATCAATACAGAGGATTCTCCGTTAGCGCAAGACCCTTCGTTTGCTGATATTGCTGACAACGCAGTAATTGACAAGCGTGGGCGTATTGCGTCACGTAAAGGCAATAGTGTCATAACAACAAATAAGACTCAGCTAGGAAGTGCTAAAATACGGGCTATTAAGGAGTTTGAAGACAACGGAGGAAACACCAAGGTATTTTCTGTAGGTAACAATAAGATCCTTAGTGGTACTACAACCTTAGCTGATGAAACTCCCGGAAGCTACACCATTACTTCCGACAACTGGAAGATGGTTAACTTTAACGACAAGATCTACTTTTTTCAACGTAGCCTTCAACCTTTAGTCTATGACAACGCAGGAGGCTCTGTAGTCACGCTCAGTAGCGTTTCTGGTGCGGCAGGTGTTACTAGTGCTATGTACGGTAACGAGGTTCTAGCGGCCTATGGAAGGCTCTGGACGGCTGATATTAATAATGATAAGTCTACTGTTTACTGGTCTGATCTTTTAATAGGTCACGACTGGTCCGGTGGTACTAGTGGTTCTATTAATCTATCTAAGGTGTGGCCTGACGGCTATGACGAAATTGTTGCACTAGCGGCGCACAACGGCCTGTTGATTATTTTTGGAAAACACAGTATTGTAGTATACCAAGGCGCAGAAGCACCAGCAACAATGTCACTATCTGATACAATAGCAGGAGTAGGTTGCGTAAACAGAGACACTGTACAGTATACAGGTACTGACGTGCTGTTCTTGTCACACACAGGACTTAAAAGCTTTGGCAGGACAATACAAGAAAAGTCAATGCCTATTACAAGTTTATCAAGCACTGTGTCAAAAGACATCATTGGGTTGCTTCAGAACGAAACTGAGTTTTACCGGTCTGTGTACAGCCCAGAAGAAGGTTTTTATCTACTTACGTTTACAGCGCAGGACACTACCTATTGCTTTGACGTTCGAGGTACGTTAGAAAACGGAGCGTACCGTGTTACTCGTTGGCCCGGAACCGGCTTTACGTCTTATGGTAGGCAAGAAGACGGAACACTTTTAATTGGCAACGGTGACGGCATTAGTAAGTACACTGGTTATAGGGACAATGGAGAACCTTTCCGTTTTAAATACTACAGCCCCGGCTTGACATTTGGTGATCCTTCACGCCTTAAGATACTAAAGAAGCTACGACCTACTATTGTTGGTGCTAACAGTGCTGTTATGTTTCTTAAGTGGGCTTATGACTTCGGCACATTTTTTCAGACAGCAGAGTTTACTGTCGGTAGTCAAGTTACTGGTTACTTTAATGAAAGTGAATTTAACAGTACAGCAGAATTTACAGGTGGTGACCTTACGTCACGACGTGGGATAAACACTACCGGAGGCGGTGGAATTATAACTATTGGTTTGGAAGCAGACATAGACGGTTCAGGTTTGTCCCTCCAAGAGATTAACGTATTAGCACTAATGGGTAAAGTACTATGAGTAACTATACAAAAACCACTGACTTTGCCGCTAAAGACAGTCTACCTTCTGGTGACAGCGGTAAAATCATTAAGGGCGCTGAGTTTGAAACAGAGTTTGATGCCCTGTCTACAGCTATCGCTACAAAAGCAGACATTGCTTCACCAACCTTTACAGGAACAGTGACGATACCTGCTTTAACGTTTAACGGTACGTTGTCAACAGGAACTATTGACGGGGGTACGTACTAATGAATCTAGGCGATATTTTTGATAGAGTGGGAGGCTTTTTACAAGGGCGCGGAGGAACCGCCTTAGCTGGAGCAGCAGGTGCTGGTCTTCTTTATGACGCATACCAAGACCTTGGTGACATTGGTGGTCAAGGTTTACAACTAGGACAAGAACTTGCTGAGACTCAAATGGGTCAAGCAGCCTTTAGGCCGTACACGGTAACTACCGCTACTGGTGGACAATTTGGTGCAGGGCCTGCGGGTTCTACATTAAGCATGTCTCCTCAGGAACAAGCTGTTCAACAACAACTTATGGGCCAAGCAGGTCAGTTGTTTGGACAGCCTACAGCAGGACAAGCGCAGTTAACACAAGCTGGTCTTGGTTCTTTAGGTGCAGGGCAGCAGTTAATGGGTCAACCTACGTTTGGCATGGCTCCTACTCAAGCTGCATCACAGCAAGCCTTTGGCCTTGGTGGTCAATTTATGGGTGCTGCTGGAATGCAACCTGCGGACATAAACCTACTTCGTGGACAATTTACAGGCCAAGTAGGCGGTATGTTGGGGTCACAACCTAGTGCTGCTGTAGGACAACTAGGTCAACAAGCGTTAGGTCTTGGTGGCGCTGGTTTAGCTGGAGGTGCTCCAGATGTAACTCAGACGTTTGCTGGTATTACAGACCCCGGTGTTAGACAAGCTGCAGGAGGACTTGCAGGACAGCTTATGGGTGCTGGTGCTGCAGAAAGAGGTATGCTAGTTCCTGACGTTTCTGGAAGATTTGGAGGAATCTCTGCTCCTTCCGTAAGCGGTGTTTCTGGAGGATTAGCAGGACAGGCCTTAGCTGCTGGTGCAGCAGAACGTGGACTAGCTGTTCCAGACGTTAGTCAAGCTTTTGCTGGCGTTGGTGCTCCTGATGTTCGTACAGGTGCGGGGTCTTTAGCCGCTAGAGGTTTAGGCTTAGGCATGGCCGGTCTTGATACTGCTGCTCCTTCTGATGTAGAGGCCTTACGTCAACAATATGGTGGTCTAGCGGGTCAAGCAGCACAACAGGTGTTACAGCCTACAGCAGGGCGAGAAGCAGAAGTCTTTGAACGTATACGAGCTACTCAGCGTCCTGAAGAAGAGCGTCAGCGTCTTGCTTTGGAAGAGCGTTTAGCCGCACAAGGACGACTTGGTACTCGTTCAGCAGCCTTTGGTGGGGCTACTCCAGAACAAATGGCATTAGCTACTGCTCAAGAAGAAGCACAAGACAGAGCGTCTTTAGCTGCTATACAGCAAGCCGGGACCGAACGTCAGAGAGCTTTGGGTGAAGCACAGACCTTTGGTGGTATGTTTACACAACAGGCAGGTTTGTCAAGTCAGTTGCAGTCTCAAGCACAACAAAGGGCTTCTCAGTTGTCACAGCTTGGTCTTTCTGCGGAGCGTGTTCAGTCACAACTTGAAGCCGAAGGTTTCGGAAGAGAACTACAGTTGGGTCAAGCAGGTCTTCAAGCTGCCCAAGCACAATCAGCGTTGCGGTCTCAAGCACAACAACGGTCTAACCAATTGTCACAACTGGGACTTAGTGCTGAACAAGTACAACAGCGTCTTAGATCTGAAGGGTTCGGACAAGAAATGCAGTTGGGTCAGGCAGATGTTCAGGCTGCTCAGGCTCAATCAGCACTTAGGTCTCAAGCACAACAGAGATCGAACCAGTTGTCACAACTTGGCTTGTCTGCAGAACAAGTACAGTCTCGTCTGGAAGCAGAAGGATTTGGGCGTGGAATGCAGTTAGCTGGTGCAGGACTACAGGCACAACAAGCGCAGTCTGCTTTACAATCCCAAGCACAACAACGAGCTACACAGCTTGCACAGCTTGGGCTATCTGCAGAACAAATCCAGTCACGTTTGCAAACAGAAGGTCTTGGCAGGGCTACTACTGCTGCTGGTCAGGCTGCTCAATTGGCACAGGTTGCTGGCGGGCTTCAGGCTCAACAGGCGGGCCTTGGAGCGCAGTTTGCAGGTTTAGGTACAAGCTTAGCGGGACAACAACAGGCTCTGGACGCTGCAAGACAACAACAGGCACTACAAGCGTTGACTGCAGGTCAAGGACTCCTTGGCGGTGGACTTGGATTACAACAGGCGCAACAACAGCTTGGAATGGGCGCTCTTGCTGGTTCTTACCTACCACAACAACAACTTCTGGCTGCTTTGGCTCCTGGACAAACTGCTGCAGCACAACAACAGCAAGCTCAGTTGTACGGCACAGGACTCTTTGGTGAGGCTACTGCTTCCGGTATTGATGCTCTGTTGGGTGCTAACTTGGGTAGGGCTAACTTAGTAGGAGCAGCGGGTACAGGACTCTTAAGTGGTATCTTTGATCGACGGAATTACGGAGAGTAATAGTCATGGCTACATTTGGTAAAGATTTTGTAAGAGCTGCAACACAGCCAATGTTTGCACAAGGTTTGTTTACTGCTGCTCAAGCTGCTGGCGGTGAACCTGCACGTGCTCAAAGACGAGAAGAATTGTCCCAGTTTAATCCTAATACTGTTGAGGGTCTTACAGGTCTGGCTCAGTATTATCAAGGTCGAGGAGATATGCAAAACGCAGCTAAACTTGCTACTGCTGCTCGAGAAATGGCGGCTAATGAAGCCAGACTGACCGCTTTAACTAACAGAAAAGCACAAATTAAAACCCAAGCTGAAAACTTGGGTCTTGAAGACATAGCGGCTCAGGTTGAAAACGTAACTGACACTAAAGAACTTGGTGATCTTGTAGGAACTATGCTTGACTATCGCCTCAAGAATTTACCAACGCAAACACCA